TTTAAGAAGTTTGAAGATTTAGATGATAGATTTGAAATAGAAGATTATAAACAAAGATGCTTAAACGGTGAGTTTGTTTTATGGATGGGTAGGAATGGTAAGGTAGCAGTAATATTAGAGGTATCAGACTACCACAAAGGCAAAGAGTGTGATATAGTCACATTAGCCGGAGACGGTATTGATAGTTGGATTGATGAGTTAAGTGAAATTGAGGAATGGGCCAAACGTAGTGGCTGCGATAGAATGATATTAAATGGGCGTAAAGCGTGGTTAAGAGTTTTAAAAGAGTATGAACTAAAATCTATTAAGATGGTGAAAAGATTATGACAGGTAGTGCAAAAAAGAAGACAGAAAAAAGGGAAGAAGAGTTTCAGCGTGAGCAAGTTGGAACCACTCAACAATTTGGTGTGCAAAGACAAGTGCAAACTATAGACCCTACTGCAAGGGAAGGTTTAGATTTTCTTGTTAGTTCAGCTACCGGATTAGCTGAAGCACCTTTAGCCCCTGGAATTTCACCTGAAAGACAAGCTGCAATTAGTGCTGTTGGCACTGGTGGTGGTATTTCCCCTGAAGCATTAGCCACAATTAAAAACTTTGCCGCCGGTGGTGGGTTTGCACCTGCTGATAGAGGCACACTTGACAGACTAAGTGGTATTGTTGGTGGGCGTGCTGCGAGTCGTGTAGCTGATTTGTTTAGCTTAGGTAGTAGAGGCGGAAGCCCTGCAAGTGCAGAAGCTATTGCTCGTGGTGTTGGTGAAGCTGTAGCACCGCTAGAGTTTGGTTTTGAACAGAATGAACTACGTAGACAAGATAACGCTGCTATTCAACAATTAGGTGCGGCCTTTGGATTACAACAAATCACAAGCGCAGAAGATGCTGCTGAATTAACAAGGCAGATTGAAACACTTAGGGCTGCTAATCAAATTGATGACGCGGAACGTGAGAAATTATTAGAGCCGTTTATACGCTTAGGATTGATTGAGGATGTTATCACCCCTGCTGCTAGTTTATTACCTAGAACTACAGAAGTTACAAGCGCGCAAAGAAAAGAAGCAGAGGAAACATTAGCAGGAACCTCAGCAGGCAGAACATCTGGTACAGAGTTTGGTATTAGTATACCGTTTATTTAGGATAGATTATGGTTAATGGTGTAAATGGTTTTGGAGTTGATCAAGAGGAAGATTTTCTTTCTCTAGCGGCTAGACCTGTTTCTTTAGATGTAGGAGGTGTGATTGATCCTTTATCTGGAACGGGACCAGAGGAACAACCAAGCAGGGTTAGGGATTTTGTTTCAAGTTTTTCTCGCCCTAATTCATTGTTTGGTGCTTTATCAAGGTCATTTGGTTTAGGTACAGAAGAAATAGCCCAAAGAAAACGGCAGCGATTAGCTGATAGGATCGCAGAGGCAGAGGGTGAAGCTAGAATTCAAGCTCTTGGTCGCGGTGCTATTGAGGCAGATGTCACAGGGAGGAAACGTTTTGTTGATAGTGGGCAACCTGTATTTGGCGATGTGGATACTAGCGTTCCAACAGGTGCAGCAGGGAGAGATTTTGATTTATTGCTTAAAGATTTATCCCCAGAAGATGCTGAAAAAGCAGTAAGGGTTAAGTTAGGGTTAGAACCTCGTGCGATTGGTGCTGCTGCTAAGACTGTTATGATTGGTGGTGTCCCTCATAGTTTCGACCCAGTGACTAAGGAATTTGTGCAGGCTAAGGTTAGGGGGCAAAGTGTAACAGCTAAGATGGTTGGTGCTTCTGCTGGTGAAGTCGCAGCAGGTACAGAGCGAGGTAGGGGCGCTGGTAAGCTTGTTGCTAAGACAATCGCCACAGGATCAGAGACAATAGGTAAAATTAGAGCGAATTTGCTTAATGTTGACAGGGCTATAGCTGCTATTGATCGCGGTGCGACCTCTGGTGTTATTAATAGTTTCTTCCCAAGCTTTAGGGAATCCACAATTTTACTTGAGAATGCACAAAAGAACTTAGGTCTTGATGTTGTTGGGGCTGTTACTTTTGGTGCTTTATCTAAAGGCGAATTAGATTTAGCATTACAAGCCGCTATTCCTACGGACCTACAACCCGCACCTTTAAGAGAGTTTTTAGTTAGAAGGAAGGCCGCGCAAACGAAACTATCTGATTATTACCTAGAACAAATTAATTTCTTAGATGAAGGCGGGACGGTTCCTGAGTTTTTAAGAGATAAAAAAGGCTTAGCACCACTTCCCGCTGGTTTACCTGCTGGAACTATTGATAATGGAGACGGTACATTTACCATGTCTGATGGAACAGTAATAAGGCGTAAACAATAATGGCTCAACAAGCACCAGTAGGATTTGAAGTTGTTAAACCTCTTGAGGTGACGATCACTCGTGCCGATATTCCTAAAGACTTTGAAGAGGTTGAATTTGTGCCAACCCTTCCCGGTGAACCTTTAAAAACTAGAACCCAGAGAGATATTGAGAACGTTGAGTTTGAAGAACAAAAAAGACAACGTGAGGCTGCTAAACCAAATTTCTTTGAGAGATTAGAAAGCGCCGCAACAGAACCATTTGAAAACCTTGAAAGCGGCCTAAGATCAACCTTTGAGGGTTTAGGTATTCAATCTGATCCGAATGACCCCCTCTTATTAAGTGCTGAGAAAACTTTTGCACAAGGTGGACTTGCATTGGGCGGGGTGGCTTTGACTACATTAGACGCAGGGATTAACTTAATAAGTGAGGGGATTGCCTCTGCTACTGGTGCAGATCGTGCTGAGATTAAAGAAGCCCTTGATTTCGCTGGTTTGTTCTTAGGCGCTGGCCCTAGATTAGCTAGGCTTCCAAAAGCTAAAGGTGTTTTATCTGCTGACGAACAAGCAATCGTGAGTGCCCAGCGTAATCTGCCTGAAAAAGTTCCTTTAACTAAGGCAGATGTGACACAAGACATTAACCTACAATCTACTTTAGATGATGCTAGCCAAGGTTTACTTGGTGAGAAAGCTAAAGGACTTGCTGATCAGGTTAAACTAGAACAATCCCAAGGTTTAAAAGCCAATGTTGAAGAGTTCCAAAAGGCTGTTTCAGGGCGGCAAACCGCACTACAGGCGCAAGAGGCTGGATTAGGCATTGATAGAGCTTCACAAGCTATTAAAATAGCCGCAGGAAACCAAAAGCAAGCTATTTCAGACGCTTATACACAAGCTAAATCATTGGACGCCTCTATTGATGGTGATTTGGTAAAAGCTTTTGGGTCTGCCTCACGTAAAAAGTTATCTGACCAAGGGTTTGATATTATTGAAAGCCCACGATTAGCAAAAAGCCTTGAAGAGATTGAAGAGCTAAAACTTGTTGACGGTAAGTTGACCGAAGCCTCAGTGAAAAATCTTGAGTTATGGCGTAAGCGCGTGAATAAACGCCAGCAATCTGTGAAGCTTTCTGACCCGTCTGAGGCGGAAGCATTAAGAACTCTTAAAAGAGACTATGATGATTTCTCAAGTCAAGCTTTGGATGAGGGTTTAATACGTGGTAATGATGAAGCTATCACAGCATGGAAGAACGCTAGAGATTTAAGGGCTGATTTTGGGCAAAGGTTCCAGACACCTAAAGTAATTGATAAGATCGTTAGAGAAAACCTAACCCAAGAAGAGACTGTAAATCTTGTTTTTGGTGGTTCCAGGATGGGCTTTAAAAATCAGGCTGGTCGAATTGCCAAAGATATGAAGAATGTTCTTGGTGAGCAAAGCAACGCCTTCAAGTCTATGAAAGAAGAAGCGATATTAAGGCTTGTCAAAAATCAGGGTGAAACTTTCTCGGGCGCCAAATTTAATACTGCTTTTGAAAAAGCTATGGCTGATAATCCTACCCTGATGAGAGAATTATTCAATAAAGATGAAATAGCCGATCTTCGAGCGTTTGCAAAGTTTGCTAGAAATGTAACTGAGAAGAAAGCTGGCGCCACAAACCCCAGCGCAACATTTAATAAATTAGTTAGATTTGCCCAAGGAACTGGTGTAACATCTAATTTCGTTGGACGGTTTGTTGATAGTGCTTTTGGTTTCTTCTTAGACCCTGCACGTAAAGCGGCAGGAGCAAGTCGTGTAGGTGATATTATTAACTTCGGTGATGAAATAGCAACCTTGAGAAGCGACCCAGATTTATTCAGACGTGCCATTGCAACGGCCTCTGGTGTACAATTGAGTGAGGAACAGTAAATGGCAGGTACAAAAGATTATGATGCAGTACCATCTAACAACAATTCAGCTACCCCTAATGGAGCGCCTGAAGGTATGGCTGCTGCTGACGTTAACAACGTAGAACGCGAGATTATGGCTAATGTAAAGGCCGGACCTTATGTGGTGGCCGATTTAACAGCCTTAAAAGCCCTTGATAGCTTAAAACAAGCAACAGGCAATCAAATATCATTAACTGGCTTAGTGACTGCTGGTGTTGGTGGTGGTATTTTCTGTTATGACAGTGCATCAAGCGCAACTGCTGATGATTTAGAAGTTGTTGAACCCACAGATAGTTTAGGACGATGGCTACGGGCAACGGGCGGATTTAATAGTACCTTTTCACCAACATTAGTAGGTTCGACAGGTGGAACCGCAACTTTGTCCACAAGTCTTGGGTCTTTTAATGTTATAGAAGGTCTGTGTTATTTTTCTCTGCGAGTTATCGCATCTAGTGTAGCGGGGTTATCGGGGGATGTTAGAATAGGCAACCTACCTAAATCTGCGTTAGCAGTAACAGGGCGTATATCTGGTATAAGTTTTGGGTCAGTGAATAATTTCACTGCGCAAGATAGTGGTACTTTGCTGGGGACGTTTCTTAGTGGGACGGAAGTAGTATTGTCGGATAACAGTGGCGTAGCTATTCCGACAAGCAGCTTAACCAATACAACACACTTAGATTGTGTTGGCTCTTTTCAGATAGCATAGGTGAAATACTGGAACAAGACGCTTTTAAAACTGACAGTCGTTAAAGAATTTTTAAACCAACCAAAGGAGTAGTAGTATGAGTACAACAATCACACCAATCAGCGGAATGCCCGCACATGCAGAATATGGGGCTATGACTGATAGGTCAGTGGTGGAGACTATTACTTGGACTAATGGTCATGTTGATGTAAGGATAATCCGTGAATCCAGAAAGACCATAGAGCTTAAGGATTTAAGTAAATTTAAGTCTCACAGGATTTATGGCGACGTTCAGTCTCGATCACTTGCTGTTACTGCTTGGTATGGTGATGCTATTGATATGTTTACGTCATTCAAAAGCATTGGCTCTGTTGTTTATTGTTGTAACCCTCCTGCATGTAACCCTTTAATTAATCCTTTTTGCCCATAATGTTGGAATTTTACTACATAGGCCCGGTAGTTTTATTGGTTGTAGCCTTTTTATCTCTGTCTATTGATTGGGCGAGGAGAGCTAGCTTAGTAGTAATTGTTTCACAAGGAATAAATATATTAGTAATGAAGTCATTGGTTGAATCGGCGTCTAATAGTAATATAATAGGTGCTTTTTTTGCTACTATAATGACTATGGTTATAACGCTTTATTGTTTAAACCATTATAAATCTTCTTCTCAAAAAATCCTTCTAAAATTAGCAACTGTGAACGCATTATTTACAGGCGCACATATGTTGTATATTATGTCCTTCATAAAGATTATTGTTAAATCTAGCTGGTACTTGCCAATGGGGTTAGATTTTTTCTATTGGAATTATGCTAATATACAAATTATTTTAACTCTTTATATGGTTTCTATTTTCTGGAAATCAGGAATTATGGGGCTTAGTAATGGATTTAATACCATCTTTCGACTTAACAGAACCAGAGAACATGTTGATAATGTTTTTAGTTTTAATGGTAGTTTACTTAATAATAGTAATAGCTATTGTGAAGAAAGTAAAATTCATAAAAAAGGTATTCGGTCATGATAAGCCTCCTCCAACAGACGACAGAGAATTTCGCCCAAAACGCAAAAACAGCGACCTTGACCTCTATGACTAGCGGTGTTGCTGTGTTTGGTTTAGAGTTACCTTTATTTTTACAAATAGTTGGTGTTGGTATTGCTTTTATATCTATGATTATAGGTGGGATTTATTATTATGCTATGTGGCTACAACGCAAACGTGAACTCGATATTCTTGAAGGCAAGTAATGGAATGGCAATATATAACCCCCATAATACTTATTATCCTTTCTTTTGTGGTGATAATTATTCTTTATAAGGATAGGAAGCCTATGAATAAACAACTTCAACAATTCCAGATATTCATTGTACGCCCTACCTTAGAACACCTTGGGGAGAAATTCACCGGCTTAGCTGCTGAGAGATTAATATTAGGAACAATGCTCCAGGAATCACGCGGTAAATTCATTGACCAGATCACTGGTAAGGATGATACCACCTTTGGCCCTGCTGTTGGGTACTTCCAGATGGAAAAAGCCACACACGACGGAATTTGGTCGAACTACCTAGATTTCAGGAAAGACTTAGCATTCAGGGTTAGAAACCTTATGGCACCCACACCCACACCATTTGAACAGCTTGCTAGTAATTTAAGATATGCCATTGCTATGTGCCGACTTAAGTATTGGAGAGCCAAAGAACCTATGCCAGATGGTGACGACCTTGAGGAACTTGCTAATTACTGGAAAGACCACTATAATACACACAAAGGTAAGGGGACCGTTGGGGAATTTTACCTTCATGCAAAAGATATAATGGAGTTGAAATAATGGAATTTTTAATGAATATAGACTGGGAAGCATGGTTATTTGCATTCACTGGTTTAGTGACAGCGGCAACATACTTCACGGCTATGACCCCATCCACATCCGACGATGCTTTTATGAATAAGATTTTAGGCGCATTAAACTGGATTGCTGGTAACTTCGGCAAGAACAAAAACGCTGATGATAAATAATGTTCTCGTGGGCAAAAATTATTGGTGGTAGTATTAAGCTATTTAATAATATAGCTGACTACTTTAAAACAAAACAAATAAGACAAGATGGTAAAAACGAGGGTAATTTAGAAGCGAGGGTTGCTCAAGATGAAAGCAAAAAACGTGCTGATAAAATATACAACCGTGATGATGATAATGTTATTAAGCGGATGCGGGACAAAAATATTCCCTCTAAAGATTGATAATACCTGCTCTGTACGGCCCATAGAAGCTTATACAGACGCTATACGCATGTCTGTGGCACAATCTAATCTGAGCGATGAAATGGTTGAATGGTTGGGCGAGGATGACATATTACACACCAAGCATAATGACGTGATTAAATCTGAGTGTTGAATGATGGAACAAAAGATTTGACCATATTAAATAACACTGTATAATACGCTTATGAGGAATTCAATCTCATCCTTTCTATAGAAGCCCTGCATTAACGTGTGGGGTTTTCTTATGAAAAAAGGCCCCGAACTTTCGAGCGAGGCCCAAGTACCACACCCTTACGAGAGTAGGGAGAGTGTGGGGGTAAATATTAAGTGTTAGTTTATTTTTTAACCACAATAACTTTCTGGGGTTTTGATTTAGGATATTCGAACAACACTCTTTCCCAAAAATAAATGATTGTGTCGTAGTCATGAAACCCATCTTTTTTCTTTGGGTGTGATTTGGTGTATTCAATTTTGGTATTATTAGCTATGTGATTTATATACGATAATAAATGGTATTCAGAAATTCTAGCCTCGTCTAAGTCTGATTTGGTAACAGTAAATTAAGGGTAAGGGTCGCTAAAATCAGCATCCTTAATAAAGCTAGTAATTTTATCCGCAATCTCTTGGCCGCTTTCCCCGTCTTTCTTCGCAATCTCTACGAACCTACCCTCAACAGCGTTCTTTTTAAAAAAGTTTAGCATTATTATTCTCCATTTTCAATATTTCAGTTCTATATTTAGTTTTATTATCACGATGCATCTTATGCAACTGTGTGTACTTTTTATGTGCCTTCATGCCTAAATCGGCCTCGTGGATGAGTTTATTAAGTTTTCTCACCTTATCGGCCACGGATACCTGTATAGGGCTTAAGCGGCGCTTATAAGGACCAAACCCGAAAAAGCATATAATCAGAAACACAAAGACAGTTATAAATGTTGGTTCATTCATGTTACACCTCTATATTAATGATTTGACCCATGTCTTTGCTAACATCAATACGCCTAGCTTTAACTTGGTCCTTTTCCATAAAATCAGGCTCTGGCACTGTCTTACAATAATAATTCACGATAACCCATTTAGCAGCAGGCCATGTAAAGCACCCCATAATTATACATACAGGTAATAGCCAATAACTCATAATACTATCCACCTTGCCATAGAGTAACAAGCTGCGATTGCTAAGAATATAGTTACTGAGCCATATAATATTTTAGCTGGTTTGTTTAAATTGCTCCATAATTGTGACATCTTACTTCCTTTCCTTGTTGGTGGTTAAATTGCCTCTTGCAAAATATAATTCTCAGCATTTGTAAAAATAATATCGAACAAGAAATTCTGCATTTCATAAGTATTGTCTTTAAGTTTATGGCGCAGATGTAAATATTCCTCAAATATTGTTGCTACGACTTGTTTTGTACCCATATGAAAACATCTTTTAGCAATGTAAATTGTGTTATCTTTAGCAAGCCCCATACATAAATTACCCAAATCTTCAACAACCATAACTGGGTATTTATTTATTTGGTAACCCATACGATCTAAAATATGAAGAGATTTATCTAATTGTGCTTTTTGTACTATAGAAAGAGAGCATGGTGTTGGCTTTAGTCTGTCAGATAAATCCCGGCATTTCTTTAATGCAGACGCATTGATATTAGCAATACCATCTGAAACAATTTCCTCCACTACTTCTATAAATTCAGCTGTGGGGATTTCGGGACGATCACAATAATTTAATTTTTTTTCAAAATTATTTTCAGCGGCGGTTAAAGCTATTCTAATTAAATCTTTTTCTTTACATCCCAACCAAGCAGAAGCTATGCGTTCTCCGACTTCCCCACAGCTGAATTTATATTCTTCTTTTCCTAAAAATACGGAAACTTCTTGTTTCTCTCTTAATAATATTGCAATAGCGTATTTCAAGCCAGTGCCGAAAAATCCAATAGGGTTGTCATTTTCTTTGACAGAGACCCCAAAAGACCTAATAAAATCCAAATCAATAATACCGTTGTTTTTAAATATAATAGTTTTCATCTCAATTCTCCGTACATTTCATACCACGCCCTTGGCGCATATTCTCGTTAAACTTATTAGCTGCTTTTTTCTTACCGTATGGATCAAGTGAATAATCCAGGGCATAATAACTAGGACCAGCAAGTAAACAACCTAAGCCCGCTGTAAGGCCACAGGACACCCCTATAACCCCTATTGTGGTGATAGTACTCCAATTGACCCGCTTATTATACTTAGACAGCGATTTATAGCTATCTGAGACTACTTCGGGGCAAGCTCTATTCATAGATGCCGGATCAGGGTATAAAGTCCCTCCTGAACAGGCTGTTAATAATAAAGGAACAAATAAAATACTACGCATGATATTCTCCTTTGGTTAGTGGGCGTTTAAAGTGAAAAACCAAAAGCGATACAAGAACACCTAACATCTAGGTCTATATCATCTTTCCCTTTGACTACTTTATCACCATCAATGGCGGTTAATTCTTCGCCATCAGCTATATAATTAAAAGCCCATAATGGAATTAGTCTAGGGCCGTTTTCATCCCACATAGAAAAACCCAACAAGGTTTTTTCCATATCAGTTAATTTATTAAACTCGTCTTTTGTTACGCGTCTTTTAACTTGTGAGCGCATTGTACCTTCCTTGTCTGACCAAGCCTCGGATACATTTTTGCGAGAATACTCGTCAGACCAGTTTTCATAGGCGCAACCCATTGCTGCTGCGGTGGCAATATTATTTCTAATACTATTTAGAAAGTCGTATGTTGATAAATCTTTCATCTTGTTTCCTTGTTGCCCATATTAGTGGTGGGCGTTTTAGTTTTGCGTTTTAACTTATTTACACTAATACAACGAATACATTTGATTTGTCAACACTAATGTGTTAGACATCTAAAAATAAAGTGATTTCAAAACTATTAAAAAGGATGAATAAAAGTGTTTGAAAGCGAATTTAAAGGAAAAATGATTGGTTATGCCCGAACATCAAGGCCTGATCAAAATCTAAATATGCAACTAAATGCTTTGAGCAAGGCTGGCATAAAAGAAGATTTTATCTTTTCAGAAAAAATATCATCACTAGCCCCAAAGCGTCCACAATATGATTTAGCTTTAAAGCGTTGTCGCGCTGGTGATTGCCTTGTTGTTTATAAGCTTGATAGATTAGGGCGCTCTGCTATGGGCCTTATTAAAACCATTGAGGATTTAAAGAATAGGGGTGTTCATTTTAAGAGCCTTACAGAGACTTTTGACACAACAACCCCCATGGGTACTGTGATGTTTGGAATATGTGCGCTGTTCGCCCAATTAGAGCGAGATACGACCAGTGAAAGAACTGTGGATGGTATTGGTGCCGCTAAAGACGATGGGCGGTATCGCACAAGGTCTGTGACGTTTGATAGGGACCAATGGAACGGGATGCTTTTAGCTTGTAAAGAAGACCCTAATATTAAAGCTAGGCCGTTAGGTGTATTGGTTGGTCTTAAATACCAAACTGTTTACAGATATATGAAATTCCTAAAAATGGGAGAGCCTTTCTACACACGCTTTCCATTCCAGAAAAAATGGGACGTTCTTAAGGCTATCAAGCTTAAAGTTACCCGTGAAATTATTTACAGAGAGTTCGAAACAGACAAGGAAACCGTTGATAGGTTTGTGTTTGAATGTGAACGCGATGATCAGGATTGGAAACTAAAATGAAAGTCCTAAGCTTATTTGATTTCTCTGGTGATATGGTTAAGCCTTGGCGTGACGCTGGTCATGAAGTTCTGACAGTAGATATTAAAGAACACCACCTCCAAGACCACCAAACATTAGACCTTTTTTGTCAAGCTCATAGGCGAATGTTAGTGCGCTGGAAGCCAGATATTATATTTTCATTCACACCCTGTACTGACTTAGCGGTAAGCGGTGCGGCACACTTCAAATCTAAGGGGGAGAGAAACCCTGACTTTCAAGATGATGCTATGTTCCTGTTTAGAATAGCCGATAAGATGGCAGATGAGTTGAATGTCCCTTATATGGTTGAAAACCCTGTTTCTGTGGCCTCTACAATGTGGAGAAAGCCTAACTGTTATTTTCATCCTTATGAATATGGTGGCTACTTGCCGGAAGATGACGTCCACCCGCTGTATCCTGAATACATCGGCCCCCGTGATGCTTACCCTAAGAAGACAGGTATTTGGTCAGGTAACGGCTTTATCATGCCAGAGAAGAAGCCTGTACATTGTCCCCCAGGGTATTCAGACCAACACAAAAAGCTTGGCGGTAAATCAGAGAGAACTAAAGAAATTCGCAGCATGACCCCTAGAGGTTTTGCACAAGCGGTATTTGAAGCTAATGAAAGGAATTTTTAAATGAGCTATTTACAAAGTAAAGAATTTAAAGAAAGCGATGATATTCATCTTATGGTGAATGAACTTTCCGGTGGTGGTGTAGGATTTGTTGTTTTTGATCCTATTAAAAATGAACGCAAAGCAGGTATTTGTATCTCCAAGAAGGACAAACAAAACCTAATTGATTTTCTTAATGGGGAGTGTTTTTAAATGAGCATCGGATATTGGAGTTGCCATGATAAATGCTTTGTTTGTGATTTAGGGCAGCTTGATTGTAAGTGTAATGATGCCAAAGAACGTCTCATCAAGGAAGTTGAGCCAATATTAAAAGCTGCTGAAAATGAAAAAGAACGTGAAGCCATTAGGAATGAATTTAATCACAACCCTTACAGCATGTCAGAGGAAATTTTCAAATTAAGGAGACAATTAAGATGAGCAAAAAGAAAGATACTCCCCAATGTCCTGAGTGTGGATGTTCCTCTAATTGCTTAGAAATTGTAATCATAAAGGCTATGGAGGGGTGTGCTACCTGTAATGTTATATTGAAAGAATACAATGAATGGAGAGGTGTAAAAAAATGAGCCGTTGTAGCTGTAGAGAAGCAATGTGTGGATGCAACTTTGGTGTTGATGATGCACAGGTGACAGTTGAGAAAAGAAAACTGTCTGGATTAATTAACCGTTTTAGTAAAAAGCAAAAAGAAAAACTTCACGCTAATATGTCAAAAAAATCAGGTTGGGATGATCCTAACTGGACGATTGACGATATTAAAAAAGCCATGATTGCACATATTGAAAAAGGTGATCCAGTGGACGCGGCAAACTTTGCAGCGTTTTGGTTTTCCAGAACTGACGAAGGTTTCAAATCATGACCAATAAACAAACGAGCGATATGACAAAAGAATTAACCAAGATGATAGCAATGGCAAAAGATGGTCTTTACACCGCCGATAATTCTATCCTTTTAGGTATGGCTTTAGCTGCTCAACAAATTCAAGAACTGGAAATAGCTTTATCTCGCCAAGGTGACAATATGGCCTTTGTCTTAAATCACATGGACACAGGAACATGGGGTGAGAAATTCACAAAAGAACTTGAAGAAGATAGGAAGGTTTTGAAATCATGACCAGTAAACAAACGAGCATCATTAATTGCCCTAAATGCTTCGGTAGCGGAGCTAAGCCAACACCAGAAACATTAACAACATATTCATGTGAGTGGTGTTCTGGAACGGGCACAGTTGATGTGGTTGGCATTTCACCAGTTGGCGAGAGTATTTTGGCAAAAGCTTTAAAACGTTCTGTCAAAGTATCGGACATTTTAGAATGAGTGGGTGGGCGCAGGGTGAAGAATGGCCTTGGCAACCTCATGAAGTTGAATTGTTGAAAGAACTTTATCCAAAAATAGACGTAACATTTAAAGAAGTATGTGAAAGATTATCCCGATCAAGGGGATCAGTTTCAGGCAAAGCCAGAAAGTTAGGATTGAAAAGACCATGAGCGCGAAAGAAAACAACACAATATATTGCTACCGATGTGAAGGGCGTTATGCAAAAGGTAAGAAGTGGGTTTTGGGCGTCAACACAGCTAAAGGAACCGAACCAACATCTTTCCGAAAAACATCAAACATAGAAGAAGGTAATTGCCCTTGTTGTGCCATGCGAGGCATCCAGGAGCCACCCTTATTGGAACGACCTTTTCAAAACACAGGAGTATTCTAATGAGCATAGACAACTCAAAAATAATTGATGCTTTGAACTTTCTCAGGGACAGGCAACCATCGGTTTTAATAAGCGGTGATGATGTGTCTTTATGTTTTGATAACAGAGATGATGCAAATCTGTGGGCCGATGAACATGTACAAAATCTTATATTTGAAGGAATAAACAAATGAGCATGACAGAAGAAGAGAAAGACACTGTAATGGTCGCTATTTGTCACCTGAGAGGTGAAGCTTACCGCGCTGGTAAATCTGGCGAAGACCCAGAAGTAGCATACCCACGAATTAAAAAACAAGAAAATGCAATAAGGAAACTGTTAAAATGACTGACAAACCTAAAACATTCATAACTAAGGAATGGTGCATCAATATGGCTCGTCAAGAACCTGATTTAGAAATTGGAGTTGGCGCGTCTTCTCTCAGTGAGTTTGTTGCTCGTCGTGAAATCAATAAATTTCTCGATAGTGAGTTGAAACTTATTAAAGATTTGAAACATTGGAATGATAAAACAATTGTCCAATTAATCAGAAAGCATTGTGATCATCTTAAAGATTTAACGGATGAAGAATTAACGGATGAAGAATTAACAATTTGCATAACGTATTGGAAAAACAAATGAGCAAACTTGAAAAGGTGGCAAGGTCCATTTGTCGCGCAGACATTGATGAGAAATATCCGAACAGTTCCAATGAAGACAAAGAAGTTTCTGTGGATGAATGTTGGTGGCTATACAAAGATGAAGCCAAAGATTTTATTGAAGTGGATAGTCAACATGCCAGAAAATAAACAAACGAGCCGCATAAGAAACTATTTGTCAGCCTTCTTTATCAGGTGCGCGATGTGGTCAACAACACATGGATATGTCCACGATCACCTTGAGGCGGCAAAGAACCAACAGACTATTCATAATCAATTGGAGGATTTTTAAATGAGCGATCAAAGAGGCGTGACTTGCAGCGGTTGTGGTTTTGAACATATCTCAGGAGAATTAGACCCTGATGATTTTGATGCAGACTTAATAAATTTAGGATGGATTGTGCCAGATGAAGGCATGAGGTGGGAAGGTGGAATTTATAATTGCCCATCTTGCAAATTGAAAAGGCAAAACAAATGAGCGTGATTAGCGAGAACGAATTAGAAAACGCTGCCAAAGCTTTATATAAAAGCGGGTGCGCTTATCGTGGTTGGGACAACATAGGAGAACAGGCTAAAATAGGATACCGAGTGAAAGCCTTGAAAGTTCTTCTAGCTGTTAATCCAAAACTATTAAGGAATTTTTAAATGAGCCTATTTGACAAACAATATTGGGTTTTGCGCCTTTTAAGATTAGCAAAGGAATGGACATTCTATGGATTTGTAGATGATGTAATTGATAACGCCATAAAAGAACAAATTAGGTGGATGGATTATACAGAAGAACTAGAAGAAGCTAGGAAGGATTTGAAATCATGAGTAGTTCACAAACGAGCGATTTATCAGAAGCAATGGCGGGTGTCCGTGGCGATAGTGGGAGACTTTCATATCGTGACCAGACTGACCTTTTAAAACGTCTTGACGACGCTGGTTTTGTAATCACCACCAAAAAGATTATGCAAATTTATCACGAAGACCAGAGTGAAAAGGAGGATATGTCATGCGACAACACAATGTAAAACAAACGAGCCCCAAACTTACAGGTGACTATGAGACAGATGTTAATCTTTTGATTGCAGAGAACTTAAAACTGAAAAGTCGTATGAATGAAGAAGCGACCAAACTAAATAAAGTCACTGCTAAAATTGCCCAACAAACATTTGAAATTTGGAATGGTGATATGGACGCACTTACAGCCATTTCCATGCGTATGTGGGCGATAGGTAATAATCTTAATGAAGAGGATATTCCAAATGGGAAATAAACAAACGAGCGATGGTGATTTTGTGAAAATACTTCGCCGAATATTAGAGATTGCGGACAACAAGTATCTGGTTCCAGCTATGAAAGTTGATAGGATTAAGGAATTAACTTTGGGTCAAATTGAAAAGATAAACCTTAAAAGCTTATAATCTCTAATACAGCGTTATCTAGTTGTTCATCGGTCCAACCAGAAGGCAGGAGTTTCAAAGCTTCTGTCTTTAAGCTTTCGTAGAGCATGTTAAATTCCTCCTGGGGCATTGAATTAAAAGCCCACGATTTAGCTGTCATTATAGTATCACCATTTTTGGCAACAACAACGCTTTCTACATATCCGGCCATATATGTCAGGCCAAGCCGTAACTTTTCTGGTGTCTCAAATCTCTCTTGGCAATCAAATACAACATCCCTTAGCGCAAAAGCCTTTCTGTGGTGGGCTAAATTGCGGTCGCGGTTGCCTTTAAGTGTTACATCCTGTCCTATCCTTGTTTTCTCGAAAAACTCTCTGGCAGGTTCATTTATAGGGATAAAACCCATACCTACTTTTCTAAAGATTGGCTTTTCCATGACGGCTCCAATAATTTCTAATTGCTTCTGTGATTAGATTAACATCATACTCTTTCTCGAAGTTTTCAACCGTGGCATATACAGTATGGTATTCCCTATGGTGCATGTCGCACAAGGCCGCTCCCCAGTAATGATTACGTCTCTCACAGCCAGAAGGTAGGGAAACATGATGAAACACTCCTTGTATCCCACATACACAACAACCCTGACTCATTACGTCAAGGTGGAAGTCCTTTTCTTTTTTGGTTGGTTTCGTCATATTATCTCCAAAGTGCCCCGGCGCAACAAGAAGGGAAAAAGCACGCCGAGGACTTGGGGGTAAACTAAAATATACTATTCAATTCTTCAAAGTTTTCAATTGTTTCTTTTGTGCCATAACTAGGCAAACCAGCAAAGACTTTTTTAACTATCCCCAACTTCTTCCTTGCTCTGTCTTCTCTCTTGTAAGTATTTCTACAATCTGTACACCAGCTATGCGGCCTTCCGCTAACCCTATATGCAAATTTATGAACAGGTTTTATCTCACCGCATTTTGTGCATGGTTTTTCCATATCAACGGTTTTCTTGTTGATTGATTTCGTCTTGCTGTTCGAACATCATGTGTAATCTGTTGATATGAGCTTTAGTTGTTTCGCCTGATACGCAATCTGGGTTTTTAAGTTTAGCATCTGCTGGCGTGTCTAATTGAATTTGCGCCCATATAGCCTTGTTATTTTGTTTGGTAATTGCGAATTCTTCTATATTAGTACATTCATCTAAATCCTTATTGAACTGTATCACCGCGTCTGAAAATTTAGACCGTTGGATCGGCCCATTCCATTTAGGTTTTTCTACAGTTTTTTTGTGGTCAACATTATCTCTTTCAGGATCGTCACCTGTAGCCAAACAAAACAATTGCAAGAAGGCATATTTTTTAGCATAGGAAAAAGCCTTCCCCGGTCCTTTATCTTGCTGGTCAACCCCGTATCCAAACATAGTAACCTCTACTTTTTCTTCCGGGGCGTCCATGTTTACAAAATCAACACGAACATCTACCTCAGTTCTATTTCCATCCTGAACACGGTTAATAACAGTTGGCACAGGCACAACACCAAACTCAACTAAATAAGGCTGCACTGCTGATGTAACAGCGTCATGAGACACAAATCTATATTGATTATTAACCTTTTTTTCTTCTTTTTGCACATAGGAAACTTTTTCCATAATAGCATTTAGGCGTTGATAAATATTCATACTTTTATTTTCTTTTGTCATAGCCAATATCCTTTAGATAACCATAAAATTAAACCAATCAACAAACCAATGCCAATTATTTCTAGTGCTTTTATCGCGCGTCTTCTCTGTTTGTATTTAGTGGACATAACGCTTACACCCCGTTCCTATTCCGTTCACCTCGTTTAGAGAAGCAAATTCTCCAAAATATTTCTTCGCGCCTTCGTTGTAAGCGGTAGCAGCAGCACATTTGCAGGCAAAAATACCGAGATATTTTGCTTTTCCACCTACGTAAATTTGCGCCATCCATTTATTCCTATTCTTATGCCAAACCACACCTCTAAATCCCGAACTATTATCGCGCCGAATGCCCATATTCGCATTATTTTGAGAACGAGTAGCCTCTCTAAGATTAACCCATCTATTATCATCTTTCACATTATTGATGTGATCAACGTCATTTTTTGGCGTATTCCCTGTCATAAAAAGAAACACAAGACGATGGGCATAGTGCTTTCCTCCCTTTATAGATATACTACGATAACCATTGTCTTTAATATATCCCGCAGTACACCCGGCTTTAACCATGTTCCGGCAATCTATTTTCCAAGTGAAAACCCCCGTTTGAAGGTCGTAGCTTAGAACTGACTTGAGATGTTTTTGTGTTAATTCAGTCATTATCTCCCCCTAATGAAAGGTGTAGTCCCTTGAATGTTGTGATACAAAGTAGAATGCTCCCTTGGGTCCTCTGGTTCATCAGTAGCTTCCTCAAGCTTTTCAATCACCTCGGCAAGTTCGCCATCCTCATCTATAGTATTGACGCGCTCTTTTAAATACACAAAAGTATCAGGATTAACATTTAGCTCATCACAAGCATGCCCAAAAGTTTCTTTAAAATGATAAATCCAATTAGCCAACCGCTTTGCTTTCTCTAAATCACAAAGATCATCACCTGTTGGTTGTCGTTCTAATTCTGCCCCTGCTATGGAAAGCCTAAATAGTGCTGGTTTCAAATGTGAACTCATTTGTTTATTCCCTGTTGTGAGGTTATATACATAAGAGAAAGAATTACTGTTCTTTCAAAATGTTCCCCAGTAGCGAAAAAAATAGCAAAATAATATATCATTGCTAATAATACAATTAGCTGACAAATATTTGAAATTTGATCCAGCCTAGATCTCCATAAATCGCTCATTATCCTTACCTTTCCTATATTCTTTTTCTGAAATAACCTGATACCCTAAATACATAAGCTTATCATATTGCTTGGGATCATCTGTTTTTGCATAATCATGTTCTTTTTTAAAGTATGCCATCATTGTTTAATCCCTTTCTAGTATCCTAAGTAGGTGAGTGGAGAGTCGCCTTACTAAGAAATCGCCGTTGGTATGGTATCCAACTGGGTACGAAAGCCAGTTCTACTAAGATTTCCTGTGTTTCAACATTGAACACATGCACCCACCAATTTAAAATACTCCCTTTAGTTTTCTAGATCGTACATTATAGCTTCGGCTTCATTGATTTTATCACGTGTCAAAAAACCAGCGGCTATTAGAATTTGTTGCACCTTGTAATTTGTGTTGTTCTGTTTAATCAAAGCTGTTATTTTATTCTCAGCTTTATCCAAATCTGCGTAGGCTTTTTCAAGTTCTTTGGTCATCTTTCTTTCCCTTCTAAAATAAGTGAGCAGTTTGAATTGACATACTCAGGTCTCAAGGGTCCTATGGTTTACCCTATACCTCCAAGGCAACTAGCACCTTAAAATAGAACCGAGAAAATAGAACCGAGAAAATAGCGTTACGTCTAAAGCTGCTGTTTGATTACCAGTTTATCAGGTTGTAGTAATCTCAGTTCGTATTCAAACCCTACCACATCATAAACATATGTCAACATCCTTTTTCATATTGACTAATATTACTTTCCACATTACTATATAAGCCAGTTGCAACAAAAGGAATTTAAAAATGACAGACGAAAAACTAATCCAAACACCTGTAGGATTGACCGCAAAGCACCGCAAGCATTGTTCACGGTTTGGCAATCAATCAGCTTATATCCGCAATCTTATTGATGAAGATATTATTGAAAAAGCTAACAAAGCTAGTTTTCTAGGAGAAAAATAATGCCACAGACAGATGATTATGGAAGACATGAGGTTTTACATGTAGCCGCTCTTATCAGAGATTTAATTGATAAGGAGTTGCTTGAGCATGACCAGATTAAAAATAACGAGGTGTGGAAGGGCTTAACCGAGGCCACACTTACAAACCTGCACACCTTATACAATGCAATTGGTGACGAACATTTGGAGGAATAAATAATGGAATGGCAACCAATAGAAACCGCGCCAATGGGCAAGAGTGACGATAGTTCGACTTATTTTATCGGCGCAAGACAAGATTTTTACGGAAGGATTAATACAGCCACTTGCTACAGAAATAAAGGTGGTGCGTATGAATGGTGGGGTGGTGGATTATCGCCCACACACTGGATGCCTCTTGATAAACTACCAGAACCAAAGAAGGGATAAGAGAATGAGTGATATAGTTAAACTCAGAAAACAATTAAGGGCTGCCCTTGCTGATTATATGTATTCAGAAGGTTGCTCATGTTGCCGAGATGATGAGGACCATGAAGTTAACGCTGAAAGGCTTGGTAAATTATTGAACGTTCCAAAATATTCAGATGGTAGTGGCCGTGATTTTTCAAAATATAGAAAGGAAAGCAAATGAATAAACTTATAAAAGCACCGTGGAGACACGATGATGAATTTAGAGCTATTAATATTTTTGATGCAGAGAACCGAATTATAGCAATATTGCAATGTGGTTTAGGTGATGCTGTCGTAGGCGATGACGGAAAGGAAACCTGCCAAGGATTATCACATATTGGCGTTAAGGCTAACGCAGAACTAATCTGTAAAGCAGTCAATAACCATGATGCCATGCTAGAGGCTTTGAAGGCTGCTAAGTCTGAATTTGATGATGTTCTACATAATATTGAAAAAGGCAAAGTCCATTTTGATGGTGACGACTTCCACGAACGCTTGAATAAAATCAATGAGGCAATCGCAAAGGCCGCAGAATGATTATCGGTGTAGACCCTGGAATCACTGGTGCGATATGCTTACTAGATGGTCCTGACATTATAACATTAGTAGATATGCCTACCAAGAAAATAGTTGTAGGTAAAAAAAACCGTAACACTATTGATCTTGTGGAACTGAAAAAGATTGTTAGGAAACTAGATGCTCCAACAGCTTATGTGGAAAAAGTGCAATCATTCCCTCAAAACGGCGGAGTGGCAAACTTTAACTTTGGTATGGCCTATGGTCAAATATTAGGCGCACTGGCTATGCTTGGATGTAGGATTGAGTATGTGACACCACAAAAGTGGAAGAAGGCAGTGGGAGTTACCTCTGACAAGCAAACCTCTATTAATGCTTTTCACCAGATATTCCCTGATTGTGAGGATTTAGTTTATTTAAAAAAACACGATGGAAGGGCGGAGGCTGCGCTTATCGCATATTATGGTTTAAAACAATATTAAGGAGAGAACAATGATGACAGACGAAGTCGACATAAAAGCTTTAGCTAACCTTAAAGGGTTTGGAGAAGCTGGGAAAGTTATTCGTGAAAAGATTGATCCTTATTGGGGGCTTGGTGTTAAAACTGAAACATATAAAATAACCATTACTGAAACAATACATGAGCATCATGAAATTACCGTTGTTGCTATGTCAGAAGCCGAAGCAGAAGAAAAAGCTTTGAAGCAATGTTGCGCGAGTGGTGATATGGAAGTAGTTGACATAGAGATTTTAGAGGACGAATAAAATGATTGAATTCAACGAACAGGCTTTTATTAATTGGGCTAATTACGGGGTAAAGGGCAGTAAAGAGCAATATGCTGATTATCAACCTTCCCAAGTTCCTAGAGTGGCGCATTTAGTCCGTGACTTAGTTGATAAAGGTTGCATTACCACTGTAAGTAGGAAGTATCCTGATGGCAGCGGTAAGGATAAAAATGCTAAATGGAAGGCATGGGCAATTAAATGTTAAAACCCTTACCAGAAAGACGCGCAATCTTGGATGTGGATAACTTTATTGAACAGAAGAAAAAAGAGGGTCTAACATCACACCAAGTTCTTGACGCACTGTATGTGGACGTTGACGGTTGGGAGATTGTTCGTAACGCCTTGATAGGCTATCACATTGTTGAAAAGTTTGGGGATAACTATGAAAAACCTACCCAAGATTAAAGGAAATATACCGCTGACAATAAACTTTGCTTTAGAACATGCAGGGTTATTAATTAATGAGGTTGAGGCGGTTAAGTTCAACGAAATGCTCGTCAGTGTGTTTAATGCTGGTAAGAATGGTATTGTTGATCCTGATTTAGCCGCCAACTTTGAGGAATTTTACAAGTTGTATCCCCGTAAAATGTCCCCCAAAGCCGCACTCAAAGCATACAGGACCGCTATGAAAGAGGTCAACCATGAGACTATCATGAAAGGATTACGGGCGCAACTCCCTGATTTAATGATTAAGTATAACACGGATAAGTCATGGGTAAAGCATCCTGAATTCTGGTTGAGTAAGGGTTGTTGGGCAGATGAAACAACAGATAAAGCCGCCCCTAATGATTTCATGACTGATGAGGAGATATTCAGTACAGAATGTGGTCAGAGAGCCTTAAAGAGGGGGTTTGGGTACGCTTTAAAGTGTTTTGTGGCCCAACATGGCAGATTACCCGATAAGGACGAAGGCAAAGCTATTGTGGATAAGCCGCTTAACAACAGTAAATTCATGAAAGCTGAGAGTAAGAAATTAAATCATTATTTGAAGGATTAGATTATGCAGATTAAAGACATGACAAGAAAACAATTTGAATCTTTACCTAATCGTGAGTGGGATGAGGATATAGGATTATTTAATAGTTTTGTTATTTTGCCCACAAGACGCAAACATTGTAGTGGTTATGGAATTATGGACTTTGTGGCTTGTAGAGGGATGAAGCCTGTTTGCCGTTTGTCTGGTTGCACCGATGATTTAAATTTAATTAAAGGCAATAGGTGGAACATGGACATGCTTTTTAAAAGCAAGCTATTACATATTTGGTGCAGAAATAAAATGAAATGCGATGAAGCTTTATCATCAATGGATATTGAGCAAATTAAAGATTAACACTAGAAAGGATGAGTTATGAATATGACAGAGAAAGTATCTAAGGCTATATGTAATGCATTAGGGGATGATTGGGACAATGCCCCTGATGAGAGCAGTAATGCTAATCTCTCTAAACAGGAATATAAAGAGTTTGCACAAGCAGCTATTAAAGCCATGAAAGAGCCTAGCGTCCAAATGATGAACGCAGGACATGCAGCCAAAGAAGATGGTGGTAATATGCGCTCTATTTGGAAAATGATGATATATAAAGCATTGGAGGAATGAGTTATGAGCACCTACACCAAAATGGATGAAACTAGAGAAAAGATTTATGAGTATCTTCAATATGACGGTAGTGATGAATTTACACAATTATGTGAAGCCCTTTGTAATTTAGTTTCTCACACCAGTGTTGCCAGTGACGAGTTTACTGAGGCTTTGTTAAAAGAATTGGATGAGTGTCTTAAAGTATATCAAGAAAACACTGAGATAGTAGAAACCGAAGAAACCACCACCATTAAAACAAAGACTGTGGAGTGGATATTATGACTAAAATCATGGTAGTTGACACGCCTGAACAACGGCTTACTGAGAGACTTAGAAGGTCACTCGATGATATTCACAGTAAACGCCTCTATGAGATGTTAGGCTATGATGTTCTTGGCACTAGCGCAGTCCCAGCACCACAAGAACCTATAACGTGGGAGAAGCTGGAAGAAACTGTAAAAGAATTAGGAAAACCACTTGAGTATGAACCGTTTCCTTGGCCTATGGAGATTAAAATGGATAAGCCGGATCAACCGATAAGATCACCATTTATTGCGTATGGTTATAAAGTAATGGTGAAACCAGTTTCTAATCCAAGAATACCTTATTCAAGGCACAGGTCTAAGCGAATCTATAAAAAGCTATTAAAAAGGTTTGGCCCTCAATGGTCACATCTTCCTTTCATGATAAATGCAACAGCATAAAATAATATTTGACTTAGCTATATCGTGAGAGTATATTACACATAAGGGCGTAAAAAGCTTTGGTTTGATCACCATTGTCGCTCGCTACCCAGACAGGGCCGCCCCTTTTCTTCCTTTTTAATCTGGGCAATAGTCTGGGTTAAATGCAAAATTATATCACACATAAACAGAAACGCCTTCTCCCCATTAAATTGGTGTGCATGGGCTTTTTTGCGTGTGGTCCGTTTCTTGGTAGGGTTAGCGGTCAAAAATCCACCATCGTTAAGCGAAACAATAAAACGCACAAAATTCTAAGCAATGGTTTACCTTTCCATCTTAGACCTATGGTAACATAGTAAAGTCTCACATAGTTCTTGTGGGATAAACTCCACGGGAAAGGATACGGACTATAAACAGTATTCGGGGAATATGAGTACCTGCCAGAGATGGTTCCGTTAGTTACGGAGATGGTTGTTTACCATAGGGGAAAAGGGAGAGGTGTGACTGAAACATGAAAGGACGATAAGATGACAGTATCATTAGGACAAACAAATTTAAAGATTGTGCATTATTTGGCAGATAAGCATCCAGAGTTTATTTCACCTACAGAAATTGGGGTGGAAGTTGGAGGCAAAACCAAATCAGGTTTGACACGGCACAGTGCTTGGGCATCCCCGAAGCTTAAGAAGTTAGTACGTTGGGGATATGTTGTCAGAAATTCGCGCGGACACTATAAATTCTTACACCGTGAAGATATTTAACGGGTGGGACAACTGTAATTAGGGATACAAAGGAAACAAGATGTACATTATAAATAGTAGAGATGGAATTCGCACAGAAGTTAAAGCAAGTTATATTAGTTTAGAAGAAGGATTTGTTGTGTTTAAGGACAAGGATAATTCTGTAATTCTATGCGCGAATTTAAATGATATTCATTCAATCGTCAGTAATGACAAAAAAACTCACATTAAAACCCTTAATAACTAAGGATAAAAGAATGTATGATTTTATTGGTGAGTGTGAAAAAGAAATACAGAAGATAAAAGTTGATATGCTTGTGCGCGGTATAAATGTTGATAGTCCCCCGAAGATGTACGGCGGGTGTATGGTTTCTCGTGGCTACCAAGAACAATTTCAAAATATGCGGTTTCAGGCCATGGAAAGAACGGTAGAACACCACGCTATCGAGACTTTAAATAAACATAACGACATATAAAGGAACTAAGATGACACCAAAGCAAAAACAATTATTTGATTATCTTTCATTTGAGATTGAATCAACAGGAATTTGCCCAAGCTTTGAGGAAATGATGCGAGCAATGGGCTTACACTCAAAGTCTGGTGTGCATAGATTGGTTAATGCTTTGAAGAAACAGGGCTTGATTGATTTCCTACCCAGAATGTCCAGAACCATAACAATAGTAAAACCCGACGAGATTAAGCCGGACAAGATAATTGAGATTTTAAAGGCCTTACAAGAGGATATATCAAGATTGAGCGGTAAGTGTACGAATTTAGAGGAAAAGTTAATCAGGGCTGGAATTTGCCCATTTGAAGGATAGAAGAATGAATGTAGGACAATTACAAAACTTAAAACAGCAAGTTCAGAAAGCTTTAGATCAAGCTGTTTATATCACAGAAATAAGAGATAGAGTTAGTAAGGGGGCGGCATGGAGTGTTTCATGGGACAAGGGCGGCGGACAAGCTAAATACATTCTTTCACCTGACCAGAAGGACATGATTGAAGAAACTATGATAAAAGACATGGAAGACGAGCTTAAAATAAGTATGGATGGTATTAAAAAATGCACACAATAGAAGAAGCTAAGAAGTTATGGTGTCCACATAATCAAGCTAACTGTGTGGCTGATAAATGTTTTCACTGGCGATGGCGCGTAGACCAGAAAGAAAGAGATTATAAACGACGTGTTTCTGGTGGTGTAGAGCATATTCAACAAAGTAAATATAGGTCGCCTGATGGATTTTGCGCTTTAGAAGCATTGGAGGAACAGACATGAACCGTGAAGAAGCAAACAACATCATTAATACAAAATCTGTCTCTAGTCCTGAGTACAAAGAGGCACAAAGGTTTTTTAATTATGAAGCCCGAAAAATAACTGATGAGGCTGCGTTAAATTTAAATAGTTACCTAAAAACAACACGTTTATGAATTATTTGTTAAATATACCACAATCAATTGCACTAAAGTAAATATACTATATATTCCTTATATGGGAGGTCTTGAGTTGTTTATTGGACAAGGCCCCCATCTTACCATCAAACACTCTTGGCTTTCCGTAACAGGAGAGTTTTATGGCAGATGATGATTTTTATACAGTGACCAATGTGTGGACGGCTGTTGAGGCGAATGGCGCAGATATAACAAATGGTACTTTCTCAGTTTTTTCCTTTTCAAACAAACAAGTAGGCTTTATAAAAGACACAATCGCCCCAACTGTTGAAAATGGTGTTGCTTTTATGGATGCTCCCAAAGATTCATTAAAATATACATTAGGTGCATCAGAATTTCTTTTTGCAAAATCTAATACAGGCACTGTTAAAATCGGGGTTATACCAGCATGACCTCAAGTGATTTCACAGACACCAATGGTACAGACCCAACTATAACAACCGGATCAGAGGGCGATCTTGTACAACTTGATGCTTCTGGAAAACTTGTACCTGCGGGTGCAACTGCTGATCCTGTCACGGGTGAGATTACTTTTGACAATGCGATTGAAGTCCCTAGCGGATCTGTGCGAGTTGGTGAAGTTTTAGAGTTGTCAGAAGGTGTTACTGATTTAGTTTTAGCGGATTTGGTCAATCAAAAATTTGGGTTTGCTGTCAATGCACCTTTTGATGACGCAATCGGAACCTCGCAACCGTTTTTTAATAAGTTTGGACCTTCTCAAACCGTAACGCCCCAACCAATTGACACGGAAGTTATTATCACTAATCCGCTAAACTTCTCCCTAACTGGAACAGTTGTACTCCCTGACGTTAGATTAATTGATAAAGTTGTTATCAAGATGAACGGCCCCGTCACTAATTTTTCGGCAAAAATAACTGATAATGCTACAGGGTTGGCTTTGCGATACATACCGAGTAAGAAGGCTTTTAATAGTGGCGTTGGTGGGTTAAATTTGGGTGCTGGAACAAATACATTTTTCTTAGCGGCTAAGGGTACTGATACTGCTAATAATCATTTTCTCGGGATCGTCCCGGCTCTTATTGAAAACGGTCAACAACTAGACCTTACTTTCAAAGCTGATACCATGGATATTTTGGGCAATGTATCCGGTGACCCATTCTTTGAAGCGGAAGTGCATGATGGTCCCCCTACGGAATTGTTAAGCGAGGTTAACGATAGTTTCGACGCAAATGATGCTATTTATCCGTCTAGTAATCCCGCCGTAGCGAACTCTAGGAACGGTCATCCTATCATTGCTTTTGATGATACGGTTGCTGAAAATGTACTATTTAATTCATCAATGGCCGCCAGTTATAATGGTAAAGACATTATTATTGATATCGATTGGGTTGCTGAAACTGCGACTACGGGCGGCGTAACATGGGGTATTGAATTTGAACGTAATGCACCGGGCGGTACTGACATTGATTCAGATTCATTTGCAGCACAACAAACCTCAACCAGTACAACTAACGGAACATCTGGAATTATCACACGAACAACTATCACATTGACTCAAGCAGAAGCAGACGCAATAGAAGCTCTTGACCCGTATAGAATGAGGGTACAAAGGGTTGTTAGTGATGTGGGTGATGATATGATTGGGGATGCTGAGGTTTTGAGGGTAGGGGTCAAGTAATGGCTAGAAATTTTGATGATACTAACCCTGATTTTCTGGATGCGGGAAATCCTTCAACTTTAAATATTACGGGTGATGAGGTTACTTTATCCGTATGGATAAGGTTAGCGTCTAGTAGTATGGAGGGGAAAATTCTTGCCAAATGGGCGGATGTGGGTGGCAGGTTCCAATACCTTTTATCAACTGATGGCGGCGATAAGTGTTTATTCGCCATCAATGCTGCAAGTCAAAAGAATATTGTTGGAACAACGGTTTTATCTGTTGGGGTGTGGCATCATATCGCAGGGGTTTATGATGGTTCAGAAATGCGAGTTTATTGTAATGGTATAGAGGAAAATTCAATATCACAAACTGGGAATATTCCCTCTACAACTGCACTTGTTAGAATTGGTGCGGGTTCTGGCGGTTCTGGAACTGAAAACCCATTTGACGGCGATATAGGCCATTGTGCTATATGGGACGTCGCTCTAAACGAAAATGAAATTCAATCGTTAGCTGTTGGTATCAACCCGTTACAATTTCGTGAAGGGGTTGGCTATTGGCCCTTAAACGGTCAAAGTCCTGAAGCTGATGTTATCAATAGAAACAACATGACATTAAACGGTACAACGGTTGCAGATGAACCACCAATACCAAATAGCATAGTAGCACCATAAGGAGAAAACAATGCCCAAACACACACCAGCAAAAAGACGAATAAATAGACAACGCAAACTTAAGTCGAAAAAACGCCGTATTAAGAAAAAGTAATTGTCTTACAACATTTGAAGTGCTAAACTAATGAGGTCGTGTAATAGCGGCCTTTTTCTATGGGGAACATAATGCCTACTTATAATTACAAATGCCCAAGTTGCAGGAAACCGTCAACAAGGCGAGTGAGTATGTCAGAGAGAAAAACCCAGGAATGTATATGTGGTGAGTTGTTAGTTCAAGAAATCACTGCCCCAAGGGTTATAGGGGCTAACACAGGGGCTAGGAGCACCGCATATGACTGAAATTATAGTAAGAGATTACCGGGATGGCGCCAACAACGGTAGAATGTTGGCTGACGTGTGGGAAGGTAGTAAGTTTATAACCTGCCTAGCATTAACAATGTACGGAATAAAAGAATATCCTGAGGGCGGTCAATATCCTGCGGGGGTGATTAAAGCTGAAACAAAATATCAACATGAAGTTTATACCAAGCAATTGGAAGGTTGTCGTGGATGAAAATAGCTATAGTGGGGATGGGTCCTTTCACGGAGGAAATACCAGAAGACTTTGAGATATGGGTAATAGCTTTATACATTGGTCACTTCATGAGATACGATAGGGCGTTTGAATGCCACGAACAACCACCTACTAAGGGAAGCGCGGTAGATTTTATTAAGGACCCCTGGGTTCCGTTTTACGTGCCAGAGCATCTAATACATATTTACCCAAAGGCCATACCCATGCGAACGGAACACATGGCAAAGAAATACAAGCGAAGTTTTAGCTCAACGATAAGTTATATGCTCGCACAAGCAATTCACGAACAACCAGAGGAAATTTCCTTATTTGGGGTTAGATTGGACGCGAAAGATGAATACATAAATCAAAAGCCTAGTGCTTACTATTGGTTAGGCATTGCTAATGCGCTGGGTATTAAAACAACTGGCTTACTTACAACTGAAATGTACGGGATGAAAGAAGATGACTGAGTTTACAGAATGCCCTACTTGCGCAGTTAAATTAGGATCGCCTATTTTATGTGGGTCTTGTTTACATAACAGAGAGGTAATAAGGAGACTGACAAGCAAGATTGATGATTTAGAGTTTCTTCATGGAGACACTTATAGTGCAGAAGAAGCAGCTAAGATGGGTTGCAGAGCGTAAATAATGACAAATAACCTAAGCCATGCTAAGATTGCCCTTGGCAAACCTGCCCAGCAATAAGCAATAAGCAAAAGGATACTAAAATGACACGATCAATTATAGGCCAAGTCTTAGGCCAAGACAATAAGACGAACAAGCTTGTATCGAGGGGGATTGATGTAACCCGCGCCGCTGTAGACGCAGAAATCACGGTAAGCGCAGAGGGCGCAACCACAGCAAATACACGAGACATCGTAGTAACGCTGTTAGATTCCGAGGGTGTAGCAATTACAGAGGTGGAAGCAATCGAACTACAGATGTTCTTAAATGCTGCTAAAACCGCATATGTAGTCACTGGTGGATCAACAGGTATTAGTGTAGGTGGTGACGGCGCCCTATTGGCATTAGTAGCAAAGAAAATATTTGTAGCCACTACGGAAGCAACAGGCATACTTGAGCTTGAATGGTTAGACACCGGTTCAGAAGCGGCGTTCTTAGGTGTTAAACTCCCTAACGGACGAATTGTAATGAGCAGTGGATTAGCAAACTCAACATAAGATAGGGTCGGGTGGTTCGCTGCCCGGTTTTTCATAAAGGATGATAGAATGACGCACACAAGAAACATAATAGGGCAAGCTATGATCACACTTGGCAAGGAATACGCGGTAGATAAGCTTGTACCAATGACTAACCAACACTGTTTAAAGGCTGATAGTGTAAAGGTGGCGTGGGCCTATGACATTAAATGGGATGATGAGCTTAAGATGCTTACCAAGTACATGTGAGCGCGCATAATAGAATTAATAATTTGGTGGTTTATAATAGGAATAACACCAGCAGGATTGAAGGGAGTGATTGATGGAACAATATGAACCAATAAAACTAACTACTTATCATGATGGGTTTTGCATATTTAATAATCAAAAGCAGAACTTTAAATTCTCGCACCTGTTTAATCCGTATGATTGGGAAACGCCAGCAAGTAAATTAATCAAAGATATATGTAAACAGGTGGTACATGGCGACAGCTAAACTAACAGCTAAACAAGAGAAGTTCTGCCAAGAATATATAAAGTGCGGTAATCAATCCGAAGCTTATAGATTATCTTATGAGGTAGGGGAAAACACTAAAGATAAAACAGTTTGGGAAGCAGCTTGTAGGGTTATGGCTGACAGCAAGGTATCTGCAAGGGTGTTTGAATTACAAGAGTTAGCACAAGAGAGAACCTTAACTACTGTTGATAGTCTAACAATAGAACTAAATGAAGCAAAAGATTTAGCTGTTAAAACTAATCAGCCTTCTGCAATGACAGGCGCAATAATGGGTAAGGCAAAACTACATGGATTAGATATTCAAAAGATAGACATGAATTTAAATGGTGTTTTAACCATGGATAGATTATCGGATGGCCGCAAACGTGCCGCAGAACGGAATAAGCCAGAGGATTAATGATAAGCTTACAAGAATACGAAAAAGACCTAGCAGAACAAGTATCAGAGTTTTATGATGATCCTTTAGGGTTTGTATTGTTTGCGTTTCCTTGGGGTGAAGGTGCATTAAAGGATATTGAAGGGCCTAGAAAATGGCAGTGGGAATTCCTGGAGGCATGGGGAGAAGAGATTAAAGATCGTGGGTTTGACGGTTTACACCCTGTAACACCTATTCAATTCAGTTTTGCTTCTGGTCACGGTATTGGTAAAAGCGCTTTGTCTGCAATGATAACATTATTCATTATGTCCACAAGACCACATTCAAAAGGCGTTGTTACAGCCACGACAAGTCCACAACTTAAAACAAAGACATGGGCAGAGCTTGGTAAATGGCACAAGATGTGTGTTACTTCGCACTGGTTTAAAATGAATTCAGGTCATGGTAATATGAATATCGTGCATGTACAGTTTCCTGAGACATGGCGGGTAGATGCTCAAACTTCTAAAGAAGAGAACAGTGAAAGCTTCGCTGGCTTACATGCGGCTAATTCTACCCCATGGTATTTGTTTGATGAGGCTAGTGGTGTTCCTGATAAGATTTATGAGGTTTCAGAGGGCGGCTTGACTGACGGAGAGGCCATGAGGTTTCTTTTTGGTAATCCCACAAAGAATACAGGTTTCTTTAAAAGAACATTCGGCTCACTACGTCATAGGTTTAAGACTATGCAGATTGATAGCCGTGAGGTTTATGGAACCAATAAAGAACTATTCAAATCATGGGCTGATGATTATGGTGAGGATAGTGATTTTTTTAGGATAAGGGTTAAGGGCCAATTCCCAAGGGCCAGTTCATTACAATTCATAGGAACGGATGTAGCAGAGGGAGCAGCACAACGCGAAGAGTTTAGCGATAGTAAAGCTCCTATTGTTCTAGGTGTTGATGTTGCTAGATTTGGTGACGATGCTAGTGTAATTTATGTTAGGCAAGGTCGGGATGCTAGATCACACGGGTATCAAATGTTCAGGGAATTAGATAGTATTCAACTAGCCGCTAGAGTAGCCGAGAAGATCAAAGAGTTAAAACCTGTTAAAGTATTTGTTGATGGTACTGGTGGTTATGGTAGCGGTGTTGTTGACCAATTAAAGGCAAACGGGTATAGTAGCCTCGTTGAAGATGTTCAATTTGGCTCTAAAGCTCTTGATGCTGATATTTATTTTAATAAGCGCGCAGAGATGTACGGGTTAACAAAGAAGTTTTTGGAAACTGGATTAATCCCAGATGACCAGGATTTAATAAATGATCTATGTGGTGTTGAGTATGGATTTGCTAGAGAGAATAAGATACAACTTGAGAAAAAAGAAGACATGAAGAAACGCGGGTTAGCCTCACCAGATATTGCGGACGCTTTAGCTTTAACATTTGCTTTCCCCGTTCCTTTAAGAAGATCAGTGCCGAGACAACAAAGAAAAGTATTTGTACCATGACAATATCAGACAGTGAGATTTTAAATTTAGTACGTGCGGAGGCAGCCAATACAATCGGAACCTCTGACAGTGATAGTCAATTAGGACAGGATAGATCAAAGTCCATTGATTATTATCATGGTAAAATGACTGATGCTCCACACGAAGCTGGTTGGTCAGGTGTTACAACAAGAGACGCTTTCTTAACTGTTGAATCGGCCCTTCCAGATATTATTGAGATATTTGAATCCACCGAAGACATCATGGAATTTCGCCCAGAGAGCGAAGAAGATGTAGACAAGGCGCGCCAAGAAACTGATGTTGTTAACTCTATTTATAACGTGGATAACCCCGGCTTTATCAATACATACACATATTTTAAAGATGCTTTAATGGTCAAGAACGGCTTTATGATGGCTTCTTGGGTTGATAGTGAAGAAGACACAGAAGAACATTACTTTGAGCAATCAGATGAAGACTTAGCTTTGTTAGAGGCTGAGGAAGATATTGAAGTTATCGAGACCGAGACGGAAACAAAGACTATTGAACTAGGTGAGGGCTTGCCGGATGTCCAAGTTAAAACTCACATGGTTATTACCAAGAGAACCAAAGACACATCAAAAGTAGTTGTTCAAGCGTTGCCTCCTGAGGAAGTCGCTGTAAGCCGTGATACGATAGACCTGCAAAAAACTGCTTTAGTTAGACATGAACCCAAAACAACCACGCGGTCAGATTTGCTTGAGATGGGTATTGATGCTGATAAGGTCGGACAATTACGCAGGGTTGATGAACAAGATAGTGAAGAAGAGATTGCTCGGGACACATTGGACCAAGACGACATTAGAGATAGTTCTACCAATACACCAATGCAGAAGGTTGATATTGCTAACAATTATATTCGTATGGATGCTAGGGGTAACGGACGCGCCGAACTATGGCAGGTAATGACAGGTAATGATGATAGTATCTTATTGTTTAAAACTAGGTTGTCTCGTGTTCCTATTTCCACATTAACACCCACACTTGAGCCCCACCAACTATTTGGTATTTCATTAATCGACCAAGTGATGGACTTACAAAGGATCACAACATTCTTTACAAGGGCTGCTATTGATAACGCTGCGGCATTGAATAACCAGAGACCGATCACAAATATAGAGCAACTTGCAGATAGTACATTGGATGATATCCTAACCAATAGCCCTAGTTCTCCTATTTTGGTAAAAGGTGACGCAAGGTCTGCTTTACAATATGCTCCTAACAATATTATTGCCGGTGATATGATTGGATTGATCGGGTACTTTGATAAGGTACGTGAGGAAAGAACAGGTATTCAGCGTAGTGGTCAAGCTATGGACCCTGATGCAATTAGTAAAGACGTTACAGCCACAGAGTTTGCCGGACAACGTGCAGACGCCTTAAAAGCCATTAAGTTAATCGCTCGTATCTTTGCAGAAACAGGCATGAAAGATGTAATGATAAACATTCACCATGCTGCACAAGCGCACTCAGGTAATAAGAAGCGTTCCTTTAGATTAAATGGTAAGTTTGTCCAGGTTAACCCAAGGGAATGGAAAACACGTTCTGACATGACTGTTAATGTTGGCTTAGGCACTGGCACTAAAGCTGAGCAAATCACACAGCTAGGTAATATCTTAGTACAGCAAAAAGAAGCCTATGCACTTCAAGGTAATGTAGATGTACCGGGCGGTTTAGTTACACTCTCCCAAATTAGGCACACTATGGGCAGGATTATCGAGTTGATGGGCTTCAAAGATGCTGATGCTTTCTTTAATGAGATTGATGACGAACAACAAGCTGCTAGAACAGAAGAAGCTGCTAATGAAGACGCACCACAAGACCCAGCTATACTTAAAATACAAACTGATGCTGCTAATGATGCAGAGAAAAACCAAATTGAGCGTGAGAAGAATATTATGAATGCTCAGATTGAACAGAGTGATAATGATTTAGATCGTCAAGTTAAGATATTCCAGATTGTCCAAGAGTTACAATTGAAAGCAGAAGGGCAAGATGCAGAGATTGAATTAAATACTGCTGCCTTAGCTTTAAAAACCCAACTAGAGAATGATAAGCTAGACCTAGCTGCCGAAACAACAGGTACACAGATGGGTATTGATGCTGCTAAAGGTTTGGAAGATTTATCACTTGATGTAACACCAACGGTCAGAGTAGGAGGCGATATTGCCGGATAATAACGTACATGACATTCTAGATAACGGCCGTAAAGCTCAAGTTGAATTACCTATGGTTCAAGAGGCTATGCTTGAAATGAGAAACGGCGTAGTGGATAAATTATTGAAAGCCAAAGGTGACCAAGAACGTAAAAATCTTGTGGAGTCTTTACAAATCGGAAAAGAGGTAGTAGAATACCTCATATTAACTATTCAAAAGGCTGACCATGCCAAGAATAAGCTTGATGATATTCAACATATCGGACAGAAAAAAAATATTATTGGTAAGTGGAAACCTTAAGGAGATATGATGGATACTCTGACAGCACAGGACGCTGTTTCTCAACTAACAGAAGAGATGACAGCCGCAACTGATGATGATCAACAAACCGAAACTGCACCAATAGCAGAAGAGGAAAATACCGAAGACTTAGATTTATCTAATGATAACGGTGAGGCGATAGAAACGGATGACAGTCCCGCAATTGATGCGCCTAGCTCATGGTCGAAAGACGACGCAGAACATTTCTCAACACTTCCACCCGAAGTACAGCAACGTATAGCTAATCGGGAACGTGATAGAGATTTAAACATTAGGCAAAGTCAGGACCAGAACGCAGACGAACGTAAAGCTTTAAAGGCTGATCGTGAATCTGTTAACCAGCAGAAAGCAGATTTTCTGGAAAGTTTTGAGGTTTACGGACCAAAGAAACCATCCCTTGATATGTTAGACGAAGAATCTGATGCTTACGACGAGCGCGCTTATCATACACAAAACAACAAGTATGTTAAGGGCAAAGAGCAAGCCGACCAGGTACGCGCTGAGTTAAAAGCAGACGATGTTAAGGCCCAAGACGAATGGGCTGCAAATGAACTAACAACATACAAGAAGATACTGCCTGAGTTTGTTGATCCTAAAAAGGGCCAAACGTACCGAAATGAGTTAGCTGAGTACGGTGCTAAAGCCATGGGGATCACTATTGAAGAGATTGCTAAAGTCTTTCCAACAACTCCGGCAAGTCAGATGCTAATGATGGATAAGGCTAGGAAATACGATGCCGCGATAGCTAAACAAAAAGCTGGCGGTCATACACCGAAACCTAAATCATTAAAGGGTGGAAATTCTAATCCTTCTAAACCTGTTAAAAAGAACCTTAATGACGCTGCTGCTAATTATAAGAAAAACCCAACAAAAGAAAACGCTAGTATATTGTTTGGGATTAATTAGAGGCTAATACAATGGCTGTCGAAACAAACACTAACTTAACTTTTGCCACAATTGGCATCAGGGAAGATTTGGCTGAGAAGATTTATCTTGTCGCCGCAGAAGATACCCCGTTTACTTCAAACATCGGTACAACTTCCGCAACCGCAACTTTCCACGAATGGCAAACCCACGCTTTAGCAAGTGCTATTGACACTAACGCTGTGTTAGAGGGTGATGACTCCACAATTGATGCTGCTACTCGTACGGTTCGTGTAGGTAACCGCACACAGATTTCAGATAAAACTGCTTCTGTGTCAGGAACCAACCAGGCTGTAGATCAAGCAGGTCGTTCAAGTGAAATGGCTTTCCAACTTGTAACTAAAGGTACTGAGCTTGCTCGTGATATTGAGAAGCAAATGCTTTCCAATAAAGCGTCTGTTGCTGGTACTGCAACCTTGGCCCGTCAATCCGCCGGTATGCTAGCTTGGCTAGAAACTAATACGGAACGTGGTGTAGGTGGTTCTGATGGTGGTTTTAGTTCTGGTGTAGTATCTGCCGCAACAAACGGCACACTACGCAACTTCACCGAAACATTATTGAAAGCTGCTCAACAATCAGCATTTAGTAATGGTGGTAAACCAACGCAGCTTTATATGGATGGTGTCTTAAAACAAACCTTCTCAACATTTGGCGGGATTTCCGCTACTCGTGTTAATACAACACAAGATGCACAAGCAATGACATCTATCATTGGTGCTGCTGATGTATATGTTGGTGACTTTGGTGTTCTGACAGCAATCCCACATCCTTACGGCACAACTGGCCGTGATGTGATCGGTGTTGATACATCAATGGTTGCTAAATCTATTCTACGCGCAATGGCTTCAATGGAGCTTGCTAAGAATGGTGATGCTGAGCGCCGCTTGCTTAACGAAGAGTATTGCTTAGAAGTTAAAAACGAGGCTGCACACTTTGTTGTAGCAGATGTTGATGCCCCATAAATGATTAGGGGCTTCGGCCCCTTCTCTTAACCTAAAGGAAACTACAATGGCTAAAGCCAAAAAAGAACTAACAGAAGCAGAATTAGTTGCTGAAAAGTTTAAGAAGAAAATCGCAAATATGAAAAAAGCATGTAATGACCTTGAGGTTGTTGTGCAATGTGTTTGTGATAATGTTCATCTAGGAGAAGGTAAGGACAAGCTAACCGCTGAGCAAAACTCGCAAGGTAACTGGAAGAATGGTGGTGTTGCTATTGTTTCCAAGAAAGATGCTAAAGTTCTTGTTGAAAATGAACAATGTGAAATTCTATGAGTGAAACGCGCCTCATAAGACAAAGCAGAGGCATCAATACTTATATGACTGTTAATGGTAATGAGACCACTATTACTAAGAAGCAAATTATTGAAGGCCATTTAGCGGTTAATAGGGCACTTGCTATCGCTAATGGTAAGAGAATGAAAAGTGATTATTGTAACCCCGTTGCTAGCATACCTGCTATTTTACAGGTTAAATGGTTGAATGAAGAGGGTTGGAATTCTGATCACTTACATGACCCAGACGTTCAAAAGAAACTAAAAGCTAAACTTAATTCAAATGAATACATGTACTTGAGAACAAGTGAGATTATTTTCTAATGGCCCGTATTACTGATTTACCGACATTAATTACAGAAGTTAAGTTATGGATCAATGATTCAGGAACAACTGATGATACTGTTAAGGGTTGGGTACAGCTATTTGAAAGTCGAGCGCGCCGGGTTTTAGCTCAATTAGATAATGAAGTCACTGTGACCTCCGTTCCTTCAAGTGAGCTTGACGCGCTACCAACTGGATTTAACGGCCTTAGAGAGGCTTATGTTGTTGGAAGCCCTAACAAGCCATTAACATTGATTAGCCCAGCGCAAATGACTAGACATGGAAACCTAACGGGTAATCCTGTGTTCTTTAGCATAGAAGCGGGTAATTTCAGGTTTAATCCTACTGCATCTGGTGAAACAGTCACTTATACTTACTTTAGAAAGCTTGATGATCTTACTGATGGTTCACCAACTAACTATTTAATTCTTGAATACCCCGATGTTTATCTAGCTGGTACGCTAACGGTTGCTGAAAAGTTTTTAAGGGATGATGTTGACGCTCAGCAGTTCAAGAATATTGTTGATGAGTGGTTTGATGAAATGGAAGATCAAGATAAACGTCGTAAGATTGCCGGACAGAAAAAACGTGTCGGTCAAAATCCATCATTGGGGAATCTAGTATGATACCTTTTGGACCATGGCTACCTGATAGACCTAATTTATTAAACCCCGGCGCGACTGTGGCTTTAAACGTTGTCCCTATGCCTGGAGGTTATGGACCGTTTCAAGGAGGTACTGTTGTTTCTAATGCTTTGACAAGTGCGTGTAAAGGGGCCGCTTCTTTTAAACAAGTTGATGGTTCTAGCTTTAATTTCGCTGGTGATAGCACAACCCTCTATACGTTGAACGGTACAAGCTGGGATGATATAGGGGCTAAGGTTTATAATGTTGCTTTTTTCAATCAATGGAAATTTGCGCAGTTTGGTACTTTAATTCTTGCTGTTAATGGTAGTGATAAAATACAAAAGATACGAGCCGGAACAGAAAGTGTATTTACAGAGATTACTGGCACGGACACGCCAAGCCCTGAATTTATAACCGTTGTGAAAGAATTTGTTGTTGTCGGACCTATTACTATTTCAAACGAAATCAACATCCAATGGTCAGCAAGAAATGACGCGACTAGCTGGACAATAGGAACTAACAGCGCGAGTACGCAACCTTTGTTTGAGGGCGGCCCACTTCAAGGTATGACAGGGGGAGACTTTGGAACGATCCTGCAAGAGTTTGCTATTACTAGAATGAACTTTGTGGGTGGTGATTTAATCTTTACCTTTGATGTTATTGAGGGCGCTAAAGGGTGCTTGGTTCCCGGGTCAATTATTCAATGGGGCGCAATTACTTATTATTGGTCAGAAGATGGGGTAGAGGCTTTTAATAGAACCGGTGGGCCTAATATTGGCACTGGTAAGGTAAATGAAACTCTTCTTAAAAGATTAGATATGACCAAACTTCATTTGGTAACAGCTACGGTTGATCCATTAAGACGTTTAATTATTTGGTCATATCCAACACAGAGCGACGGGAATAGACTATTAATTTATAATATTGGAGAAAAAAGATTTTCTGATGTTGCTCTAGAAATTCAAGTTTTAGTGTCTTCAAAAACTGTTGCTGTTAGTATTGATGATATTGCTGGCTCAATTGATGACGTGCCTCTAACAGGGTTTCCGGGAGTAACAAGTTTAGATGATGCCGCTTTATTCGGTGGTATTAGGCAATTGTCAGCTTTTGATACGGATAATAAGTTAGCAACTTTAAACGGTGATGCTTTAGCAGCGACCTTAGAGACAGGTGAGTTTATCTTAGGTGCAGATGGCGCACTAGTAAGTGAGAATAAAAAAGTACACATAAGACGTTTACGAGGCGCAATTGATGGCATCCACACTTTAAAAGTTAAACAAAGAAGTAAATTACAAGAACCACCTGTTGATGAAACAGGAACACTTCAAGATGATGGTTCTTATCCTGTGCTAGCGAATAATAGGTATCAATCTTTTGAAATGGAAACGTTAGCCGCTGCTGATTGGACTTTTACACAAGGCATAGACATAGAAGAAGCTACTAAGGGTGGGAAGAGGTAGAAATGGCAGCTAGTTTAGAAAGACCATCAATTCCTAAAACTATTAGTGATGATCCAGAGGATTTAAAAGCTTGGATTTATGAAGTTGCGCGGTGGATTGAACTAGCTAATGCGCAGGGTTTTGACTTAAAAGGAAATGTGGTCGAAGGGGAGATTTTTTTAAATGATTTGCCTGTTGTGGGAACAGGAACAAGCGGGACGTTATGGAATGATGCAAACACTATTAAGATTGTTCCATAATGCCTGGAATACCTATTGAGAATATAGAAACTATCTGGCCTATGGCCGCTGAGCATTTTAAGAAGTTTGAAGATTTAGATGATAGATTTGAAATAGAAGATTATAAACAAAGATGCTTAAACGGTGAGTTTGTTTTATGGATGGGTAGGAATGGTAAGGTAGCAGTAATATTAGAGGTATCAGACTACCACAAAGGCAAA